CTTCAGTCAATCCAACCGTTTAGCAATGATGGTTGTTGCATGGAATGCCTGGATTCATGGGAAACCAAGAGTTCAGATCACTGTTAAGGGTGGTGTACCAATGATGGAATCTGCTGATGTTTGATTCAATCAAAAAGAGGTTTCCAAACCGGATTCCAACTTCTCAATACAATCAATGGCCCCAGTGTAAAGCCTGTTCAAAAACAGGAATGCAGTGGACCAAAGTAACAGATACATGGCACCCAATGCTTTGTTTTGTGTGTGGTGGATCTGGTGTTAGAAAACCCAAAGCAGCCTAGTCCAGAGTGGCAGCAGCTTTTTTGAGTCTACCAGACCAACCAAGTGAACCAAGTAACATGGACCCAGTGGCAACGGACTTATTATCTTCCATGCCCGTAAAGCCACACCAAACAAAAAAACCCCCGGCACTAGATGATCAATCCAGTGACCGGGGGTAGATTCCCAGAAAGGCAAATTTCATAGGAAGGATAATATAACATGACCATAAAATCTGTCAAATCATTACCAGCATTAATTCAGAATCTTCCGTTTGAAGACTATCTGAACATGCCTGGATTCCTGCATAACAGCCAACTGAAAAATTATACTCCAGGTCAGGGTTCGATCAACCATAACGAATCTGCTGACCTTCGACCTGAATCTTCACCATTCAGGGAAGGAACTTTAGGGCACACAACAGTCCTGGAATTCGATGATGTGCATGACCGGTACATCTGTATGCCGAAAGTTGATGCCCGCACAAAGCAGGGTAAGGAAATGAAAAGGTTGGCCGAACAGCAGGCAGCAGCCGAAGGCAAGGAACTGATGAATCAGGATGAATTCACACGGGCACTTAGGTGGAGGGAAAACATTCTGAATGATCCTTATTCCAAGAAATTGATGACCAATGGGTTGACTGGTCACAATGAAGTTTCAGGATTCTGGAGACATGAATTAGGTGTGGATGCATGTCTAAGAGCAGACAGGTTTTTGCCTGATTTGGACATCATTATTGATGCAAAATTCATGGCATCAGGAAGTCCTGAATCTTTCAGAAGGGACATATTCAAGTACCGGTTCGACATACAGGCTGCTTGGTATATAGAAGGTATGTATGCCATCACAGGACAGGTTTGTGATTTCATGTTTTTGGTTTGTGAAAAGTCATGGCCATGGAATGTTCAACTTTATCGGATCGAAGATGAATGGCTGGAAAACGCAAGGGAAGACATCAAAAAAGGAATCGATAAATATCATCAATGGTGCAACTGCACAACCGATGAGGACCGTAACAAACTAAAGTCATATCATGAAGGAATTCTGACACTTACAATGAGAAGAGAAAATGAACGAAATATCATCTAAATACACACAATCATGCATCACAAAACTGATGCCTAGTTTAATAAAAGCAAAGAAGCAGATCGGTTCAATAGTAAAATATGATTCAGCTAATCCTTTCCACAAAAACGAATATGTTTCTTTGGAAGGTCTGCTGAAGAAAGTAAATGGACCACTATTAGAAAATGGGCTGTTACTAATTCAAATGCCGACCGGTGACAAACTGATCACTATGCTTGCCCATGAAACTGGGGAATTCATCCAGTTCGAATATGCCCTCAATCCAGTCAAGCAGGACCCCCAATCAATCGGATCAAATATCACCTATGCAAAGAGATATAGCATAGAATCGATTCTAAGCCTATCAGGAGGCAAAGAAAGTGATATGGATGACGATGGTACTAAGGCAACAGAAAATGTTCATAGCGACCGATCTGAGCATTCTGAAGCACCATCCAATTCTTTATCATCTATCAAGCACCAGATCCAGGATCAGAAAACCAAGGAAGCACTTGGAGAATTCTTCAAAACCCTTCCTGAAAGGGCCAGGAAGAACAGGGTAGTCATTGATCTGTTCAAATCCAGGAAGATCGAACTGATACCTGAATAATGGCACATCAGTTGCTACGCACGCACGGGTTTGTTTTTAATAATATACTATGGTTTATTAAAACTAAACTATTAAGAAATAATATTATTAAAAAAAAATAAACCCCCAAACCCCCTTACTTTTTAGGTGATATCTATCAATGGAAAAAACAGGTGATCGATTACAACAGTTCCTGGATGCAAAGAAACTGAAGATAAGTAAATTCATAGGGACTACAGGGATTGACCCTGCACAGACATATCGGATTCTAAGGAATCAGATGGAACCAGGCAGTGTTGCACTCAAAAAAATCAATCGTCAATACCCTGAACTGGATTTGGGTTGGCTGCTGACAGGTGATGGGACGATGTTTCCTGAGTTTCCTGAAAAGTTGTCAGAAAATGAAAAAGCACTCATTGATGCATTCAGGGATCTAGTCCAACAATCAGTCTGCAACCAGGAATTGCTGACCCTGCAAAAATTACTACCCCTAATGGAAGAGGATATATGCCAAAAATAACACCACCAACTGCAGAACAGATGCTTGAAGGATGCATCATCCCTGATGAATTGAAGTCTGTTGAAGACTTTGAAGAACTTTGGTCGGAATGGGTCTGCTACAAACAAGAAGAAGCAGCAGACAGGGATGGTTATCTGAAACCCTGGAATTCAGTCAAGGCCGGTCAAAGAGCATTATCGATGATCAGAAACCAGTACATCAAAGGCAGGGACATACTGCATGTAATCCATGAATCAATGCACCGTCAATGGATTGGTATCAGATTCGACATCGTTGAAGACAAACCAAATCAGCAGCAAAGATCCAGGGATATGACATCTGCATTGGATCTGGAATGGATGAACCTTCAGAAGAAAGGAATAACACAATGATCCATTGCCCATATTGCAAAGCAAAAATAGGAACACTCACATCCACGGAAATCGATAAAGGATATGGAACCGATATTCTGAAATGTGACAACGAAAATGGTGAAGGATGCCAGGAAACTTTTCTGATTCATTGGCATCAACTGATCACAGTTGACACCTATAAGATCGAAAAGGTGGAAAATGAAGACACTCCAACAGGAACAGTGCCGGTTCTGTCATAGAATTGGCTTAGTCTATTGTCATGGTCACTACCATTGCACTCATTGTGGATGCCCGAATTTTGAGTGCTGCACCGGTGAACAGGAACAGGAGAAAGGCAATGATGTGGATGACATATGTAGCATGGACACTGCTGGCAATACTAACCAGTTTTGTGATCGGCATCATATGGGTGCTGCTTAATTATTATGTGAAGATTGAAATCACACCAAAGTGTTTGTGGTGTGGTAGAGAAGAGGAAATAGCATGATGGATGATACTAATGTCAGATCAGATGCTGCTCAAAAAAAGAAAGTAGTGGATCTTATTAAGCGTAAGCAACAACTACGTTATGAAGAAGAACAAGAAATCATCAAACGTGAAATCCTAGTATTCTGCCAAGATTGCAATGAATGGAGACTGGAAACCTTAGTGGAAATTCAAGGTATTGAAGAAGACTTTGATGGCAGGGATAAGTTGTCTTTCATGTGTGATCGATGTGGAAAATTCCAACAGTCTTTCCGGGTGTTGAAATGATGCAAAACATAACAGTACAAACACTTCTTCAGTGCCTGAAGGCATGTGAAAAGAATTATGCAGCCCATGTACGGGAACATGGGAAATTAGATCAGGCCGATATAGCACTTTGGAAATCAGGATTGTCTGATCTTACACCACTCCAGATCCAGGATGGATTTGATCATCACATCAAAACATCAAAATGGTTTCCAACTGTTGCAGATGTACGTGGTGGATTAGGTCAAAGAAAAGTAGCTGATGACTGGGACAAAGCAATGGGTATCACATGGGACCCGATGTATGAACTTGTTGAAGGTGAAAAGAAGATCAAACCAATGACAAACGAACAGAAAGTTCGTCTGAATAAGCTCATGGAAGATGCTAAACAATCATTGAAAAAGACTCATGGAAGAGGAAATAAAACTGGACCTACCATGGCCGGTTAGCGCCAATCAATATTGGATGCCGGTTGGTAAACGATTAATCAAAACCAAACAGGCAAGGGATTACATAACCAAGGTTACCCTGGACTGGATGTCTGCAAGGGCCGGCCTAGGCTTGAAACCCTTTCAGAATGGAACTGAATTGGCTATGGCCATCAGTGCCCATTATCCGAAAAAGAAGGGTCCTGACATGGACCTGGATAATCTTACTAAAGTATTGATTGATGCACTTGAAGTAGCAGGTGTCTATGAGAATGACAACTGTTTGAGGCACGTACAGATCACAAGGGAATGTGGAGTTCCTGAAGGATTGGTCAGGGTTTATTTGAGACCAGTGAAAGCCGGTCTTCACCTGGATAAAACATCACTGAAAGTATTGGGGGTCCATGAGTATTGTGAGTGATTCTTCAGAAGATCAATGGTCTGTTCTGTTCAAAGTACTGGGATACTCCATTGAAGGATTACGTAGGGAACTTCCATTCAAATGGAAGGTTGGTCTTTATGTGGATCTGATTTCATTTCTTCATGAATCTGCAATTCAGGAATCAATGCCTGGGCAGATCATAGGTCAGATGGATGAGATCAAAGGATGGCTGATGGCAGAATATGAAACACTGGATGGAGGTGGAATAAACTGATGCCCGGTAGACCTGTCAAAAGACAAAGGATAGCCCGTCAGAATCGGATCTTTGCAGATTCAGAATTCTGGGACAGATTGTTTGATGAATACTTAAGCAAAGGGAACATGAATAGGGCTGCTCAAACAGCAGCAAAGGATGCAAACATTGGATTTCATGCACTCATGAATGTTATCCGAACAGAACCTGATAAACGTAGACGATGGGATGATTGCAGACAGATGCTTGCAGAAAAACAGATTGATGACATCAATGAAACCATGGATGAACTTAAAACTGGTCAAGTTGATCCAAGTGCAGGAAGAACAATCATCAACACAAAACAGTGGCTTGCAGAAAAGTATGCACCTTCAGTGTATGGACAGAAAACCCAGATCGATATGAAGGTAACTGACACTGGTGCAGAACACCTGAAAGCACTTCAGGACATGATGAACAGAAAGGCGATTAATATAACACCAGATCCCAAACAATTGCCTGATGGAGAAACTATACCGGCTGGAACTGACATTCAATCAGATTGATGCACTTGATGATCTACTTGAAGTTCTGGATACGTTCAGCCCGGACGATTGTCATGGAATTGATTTGGAATCCCTCAATGAAATTCAAATTATGGTGCATTCTAAACAAAATAAAATCATGGAAGAACATGTGGGTGAAGAAGTGGGATCAGACATCAAAGGATTGTGATGAACGAAACAATACTCCAGGAAGCAGAACGACTAGTCAAAGGTGACCGGCAATGGGCTTATGATCATCCAATTGATAATTGCACCAGGATTGGTGAGATATGGGGGACCATACTAGGACAAGGTCCTATCAAACCTGAAGTGGTTGGATTGATGATGATTGGACTCAAAGTTGCCAGACAGATGCATCGACCAACAAAGGATAATCTAGTTGATATAGCCGGTTATGCAAGGGTCATTGACATCGTCCTGAATGAACCGAAACAACAGTATGATGCCAACCAGAAATGCAGTGACTGTCAGAATATTTTATGAACTCAAGACTGACATTCATCAAACACATTGGAATCAAAGTTTACACCAAACCCAATGGATACAAAAACAATAAAGTCTATAATCTGTATCAGTGTTCATGTGGAAACAAAAAGGTGTTGTTCAAAGGATCTGTTGAATCAAAAGCACAGAACAGCACATGGTCATGTGGATGCATCAAAAAAGAAACACTGAAGAAGATCAATGAAACTGGAAGGAATATTCATAGAACACATGCAGGGCATCCAGCACACAACAAAGGCAAGATTGGGGTTACAGTGGAAGGTGTTACGAAATATGTCAGTTATGACGATCTAGTGGACCTTTACACAAGCAAGGAATGAAAGACGATGAATGGGTGGATGCAATTGAATCTAAAAAGAATGGGTGTTGCGAACATAAAGAAACAAGGAATGTTTTTGAGAAAGGTATATGGATGGAATGGTGCA